AATACAAATACTGGTTTACCGGTGAAAATACTTCTGTTCTTAACTACGAAGAAAATATCAATGGCCTTTACTACTTGACTTTGTCGGGTGCAGGAGTGAACCTGACAGGCACCTATCTCAATCAAGATGGCGAAAAGATCAATTATAATTTTCAAACTGCCAGCACAGAAAGCAGCCAGGGTGCCGACGGTAAGGTCAATGAACCGGTGGCCAATGCCAGCGAATACCTATTTCAGCCCGGTGCCTTAAAGGAAGCCAATGTGACCATAGTAGGAGATCCGGCCTGGTTGCAACAAGGTGAAGGTAGCCTGGGACAGCTGAAACGCAACTGGAATTTTGGTAGCTTTTTTCCTGATGGCACTCTTAACTTTGATGGAGGACAGATCCTGTTCCGAATATCGTTCAACGCACCAGCCGACTATGACCCTAACTATGGTCTAGTGCGCCCAGGACTGGCATCCAGTCAAGCACCCGGCCCTGCACAAGGTGCACCCAATGGACCAGCACAAATTAATCGTGTTTATATTGCACACACCGTGACCAGCTCGTTCAATCGTGGCAAATTCACACAACAACTGGTAGGTGCGTTGAAACTAGATCTCAGCACCAATGACAACACAGCAGCCAGAATAGCACGTATCAGTGAACAACAGCAGGCCATAACCGGAATGAGTGGCACACGAGCTCTGTCCTCTTCCAGTGCAGGATCAACCCTTACTTCAACTCTAGCTACTACCTTGTCTGGTGTGGCCGCTACCAGTTATGTGCCACCGGTGATACCCAGCACCTTTGGCCCTGGATTACGTGTGCCCACAGGATTGGTCAACAATGTGCTGGGAGGGCAGACTACCCGACCTTCGAGCATACCAGGATTGCCGACCAGTTTTGGACTTCCTATAGCTGTATTCAATGCCACTTCGCCTTTGCGCCTGCCTGGATCTGTGAGCAATTTTGCCCAGAACGTCAATGACGTTGCCAATGGCACACAAAGAACTATAAAAGGCGTGGTCGACTCGGTAAGTAACGGAACCACACAAATTGTTGCCGGCAGTGACGACTCCGGCACTGGTTTGATAAGTTCACCTGTGGCAGAGACACAGTATCAGTCACCAGAAACATCTGATCTGATCTCAGAACCCGTGGCCGAATTCAATGCCAACAACGATTTTTTTGGATAACACATGAGCGAGAATATACAACGCAGTCGAGGTCGCCCACAAAACTACAAGTTTGATCGTGGTGGTATGCCTGCGGAAATGGGGCCTTTTATTGGTATAGTAGTCAATAACATAGACACTACCAGACAAGGTCGTTTACAAGTCTACATAGAACAGTTTGGTGCAGATAACAAAAACGGCACACCAGATCTGACAGATCCTACGCTGTGGAGAACTGTAAGTTATTGTCCACCATTCTACGGAGCCACACCTCAGTTGGGCACCAGTGCTGGCGCCGGCACCTATCCCGGCAATCGCAACAGCTATGGCATGTGGTTCACGCCGCCGGATCTGGGCACAAGAGTTTTGTGCTTTTTTGTGGCCGGCGATCCTGGTCAAGGTTATTATGTGGGTTGTATACCCGAAGACGGTATCAATCATATGATCCCTGCCATTGGATCCAGCACTCGTTATGTACCCGGAAACCCCACTCAAGAAAACCTTTTTGTAAACACACCATTGTTGCCGGTCACCGAAATCAACGAAAAGAACTCGGGTATCAATAACAATCCTAGATTTTTTGACGCTCCCAAGCCTGTGCAAAGTGTGGTGGCTGGTATTTTGTTCCAACAAGGACTCAATCGCGATCCCATACGTGGCCCTATACGTAGTAATAGTCAACGTGAAAGCCCTAGCACAGTTTATGGCATTTCCACTCCTGGCAAGCCCATATACCAAGGCGGACTAGATCCCAAGACCATAACCACAAAACTAGAAAAAGGCGAAATCAAACCTCAAGATGTTGTTGTGGTTGGGCGGCAAGGCGGTCATACCTTGGTCATGGATGATGGAGATCTAGCCGGTACTGATACCTTGGTGCGCATACGCACCGCCAAAGGACATCAGATCACCATGAGTGATGATGGTGACTGTTTCTATATCACTCATGCCAACGGCCAAACCTGGATCGAGCTAGGAAAAGCCGGCACTGTGGATGTGTTCTCAACCAACAGCGTTAACATACGCACCCAGGGTGACCTCAACCTACATGCAGATCGCAACATCAACATGTATGCAGGAGGCAGCATCAGGATGAAAACCATAGGCAATCTCAAACTTCAAGGCGATGCTGGCATGACCATGTACTCGGATCAGAACATTACCATGTTTGGCAAAACCAAAGTAGGCATCAGGAGTGATGGCGTATTGGCTCTCAAAAGCAAGACCGGAAGCTGGGATGGAGGCAACAGTCTTAATCTCAAGGGCGCGGTCATCAACCTTAATGGAGCTGCCACGCAACCTGTTAGTGCAGTAGCCAGCATGCAAGGCTTCAAACTGGCCGACACTGAATTTGTGACCGGACAGGGGTGGACCGTGAGACCTGGTGCACTTGAAACCATAGTTACTAGGGCGCCAACTCATGAACCTTGGCCGTATCACAACCGTGGAGTGAATGCAGGAACAAATTTAAACAGCACCAAGGCTCCTCCTGCACCCAGCATAGAATCTTTGTCAGGCTCGGCCTACGAACGAACCAGTGCCACGGCCGTGCAAAAACCCATTGGGCCAGAAAATTACGTGTCTGAACCCCCGGCCATTCAAACAGTTCCAACCAATCAGGAATAATCATGCTCACTAGAGGACAGGTCACGGCACTCACAGCACAGGCAGCACGAGCAGCCACTTATGAATATTTGGATGGTACAGGCAATCTCCTACCAGACTGGTATTTCAATGATTTGGGAGTGCCGGTGTATCTAGGCACCGAAGTTGCCACACGCGGAGTAGGGCTATATGGACAAACTGCGGAAAATCTTGTGTTGGTGGAACTGCTGAAACCAGCGGCCTTGCAACTCATAGTCGAACCCAGTATGACCATCACAGTGCTAAACACATCTGCGGCCTGGACCGGTCTTTACAACATCAACAGTTTGATAGATTATCTCAATTCCCCCGCTATACAAAATCTAGCCCAGATCGCCTTGTATGAAGGAGCCTATCAGGGTCTTATTGATGCAGGTGTTTTGAATGGTGCAGAAACTGCCAGATATCAGGCCACGTTTATACAACCAGCTGCCAGATATGGAGTGGATGCCGTGGTGGACTGGATAAAAGGAATAGCACCAACTGACCTTGCTGCAAAAATACAAATAGCTGCAAGACAAGCACAGTATGCCATAGATTTTGTTGACACTTACGGCCCACAATTAAATGTTGCCCCTGAGTTGGGTGGATTTGACAACACAGTATTCCGTGAGGAGGTTGATCAAGCGGTGGCAGACATTATAGGAAATCCGCGGATACCGCCCATAGAATATGCCAACGTGGCTGTTGCTGTGACCATACCCACAGCCACCACAGAAGATGGAACCTTACGATTCGCTCCCGGTGCGACACGAGGTTAAATAACTGATCATGGCCACATTTATTGGATTTAACACACAAGATCAATTCAAAAAGTTCACTCTGTTGGATGCTGACTTGGTCAAGAGAGACTTGTTAAACGGTCTGAATATACGCCAAGGACAACTGCCAGGCCGCCCACAGTATGGTACGGCCTTGTGGGATAATCTGTTTGAAAATCAAACCAACGAAACTACCCAGAGCATTGAACGTGAAATACAGCGTGTGGCAGGTTATGATCCACGGATACAGATATCAGACGTAGAAGTTTTTCCGCAGCAGAATGGCATCCTGATCCAGGTGCAATTGGCCATAGTACCCAGCACAGATGCACAACGATTGAGCATATTTTTTGATCAACAACAACGCCGTGCCAGCTACGTTTAACTGAGCCGTTTTTGATATCCATAAATACTAGAACAACGGAATAACCATGGCCAAAACCACAAGACAAACAGCTATATTCGGTGTCGAAGATTGGAAACGAATCTACCAGACCTACCGCGAAGCTGACTTTCAAAGTTACGATTTCGAGACACTGCGCAAGAGTTTTGTGGATTATTTGCGCCTGTACTACCCCGAAACATTCAATGACTACATTGAAAGTTCAGAATTTATTGCCTTGTTGGATGTCATGGCATTCATGGGCCAGAGTCTGGCTTTCCGCACAGATCTCAACACACGTGAAAATTACTTAGATTCTGCTGAACGCAGAGATTCTGTGGTGCGCCTAGCCAATTTGGTCAGCTACACACCCAAACGCAACATTGCCGCAAGCGGTTATCTAAAAGTTTTCAGCGTGCAAACCACACAAAATGTCACAGATATCAATGGCATTGACCTGGCCAATGTCACAGTCAACTGGGCCGATCCAACCAATGCCAGCTGGCAGGAACAGTTTACATCCATTATCAATGCCGCCCTGGTCGACAGTCAGCGTGTGGGTGTGCCTGGTGCCAGAACAACCATACTAGGAGTGGACACTCAGGAATACAGCATAAATTTAGTGTCAGGATTTCTGCCAGTTGTTCCCTACACTGCCACAGTTGACGGAATCAACATGCCATTTGAGGCTGTTACAGCCAGCACAGTGGGCAAGTCTTATGTGTATGAACCTAGTCCCAGGCCCAACGGCATATTTAATATTTTGTTCCGTAATGATCAACTGGGATTTGACAGTGCCAACACCGGATATTTTTTCTTGTTCAAGCAAGGAGTGTTACAGAATCAGGACTTCAATTTGGCAGACCGCGTGAGCAATCGCACTGTGGATATCAACATTGAAGGAATCAACAACGAAGACCGTTGGTTATATCAATTAGACAATGTTGGCAGCATTGCCAGCGAGTGGGAGTATGTGGCCAGTGTTTATGGCGCTGCAGCCGAACAAACCGGCCCGGGTCTGAGAAAACTTTTTAGTACTACCAGTCGGACCAACGATCAGATAACTCTAGATTTTGGTGATGGCGTGTTTTCGGCCATACCAGTGGGACAGTTCCGTTGCTATGTGCGGGCCAGCAACGGTCTTCAGTATATAATCAATCCTGAAGAAATGCAGAGTGTGGTCATTCCAATCAGTTACGTGAGCCGTACCGGTCAGTTGGAAACTATTACATTCACCTGTGGCATTACCACTCCAGTTAGTAACGCACAACCTAGAGAAACAATCAACGAAATAAAGGCCAGGGCCCCGGCCAGATACTACACACAGAATCGCATGGTCAATGGCGAAGACTATAACAATTTTCCATTCACTGCATACAACAGCATATTAAAAAGCAAGGCCTTGAATCGTGCTTCTATTGGAACCAGCCGCTATCTTGACTTGGTAGACAACACTGGCAAATATTCCAGCACCAACACATTCAGCAGTGATGGTGCTTTGTATGAAAACTTCAGCCTGCCCAGTTTCCAATTTACTACGCAAACCAATAACGAAATTGATGAAATTATTGTAAATCAGATACAACCTTTGTTAGGCACCAGCCAGGCACAACAATTTTACTATTCTAAGTTTCCTAGATCCAGTTTAACATCACTCAACGTCAGTTGGAATCTCAGCACCAGCCAGGCCAACACCACAACTGGTTATTTCAAAAACAACCTAGGCAATCCGGTCAGTATTGGAAATTTTAGCTCTAATAATACCCGATATATCACTGTGGGCAGCCTGGTGAAATTCGTACCACCGGCCGGCTACTATTTTGATGCAAATAACAGATTGAAAGCAGGAACTCCCACACGTGCAGATGAAAAATTAGTAATTTGGGCCAGCCCTTTGGAAATCTACGTTGACGGAACCAATCAAGGTCAAGGTAACTTTGCCAACGGAATCGGTCCAGTGGCACTCAATAACTATGTTCCAACAGATGCAATAGCCACACAGGTCATACCTATCTTTATCACAGATTTGCCAGTGGCGTTTGAAACCAGCATGGCCGACCAAATCAGACTGCGTAGAAATTTTGGTATAGGCTATGATAACCTAGGCACAATCACAGGTACGGCCGGAACCTGGTATCTGATTACCAGCACCAATCTGGCCGCAGACAGTGCCTGGAGCCAGGCTTATGC